AGCTCGTCAAACACCACGCCGTGGATGTTGAAGCCGTGCTTGGAATACGCCTCCGCCGAAAGCACCTGGTAGAAGGAGTTGGTGGGCGTGTAGATGATCCGTTTCTGCGATGCGAGTATCTTCACCCGCTTGGAAAGGGCAGGGCACATCCGCACCATATCCGCCGCCACATCAAAAACGATAGTGGCCTGCTGCCGGTCGGCGGCGCACCCGTACACTTCCGCGCGTTCCTCCCCGTCCCCGCAGGTCAAAAGCAGCGCCACGGCCGCCGCAAGCTCCGACTTTCCCTGTTTCTTCGGAATCTCAACGTATGCCGTGTTGAACTGGCGGTAGCCATTGGGCTTCAGCGTTCCGAAAATATCCCGGATGATCTGCTCCTGCCAGTCGATCAGTTCAAAGGGCTTCCCCGCCCACGTTCCCTTAGTGTGGCAGAGGCTCTCGATGAACATCACGGCAAAATCGGCGGCATCCTTGTCATAGCGGCTGTCCTTCGCTTTGAATTTTGTCGGCTTATATTTTTTCAGTTTCCGCATTGCCATTCCGGTCACCTCCCCAAAGACGGCATCAAAAATGGCCTGCCAGCAGCAAGCCGTAATCTATCAGTACAAGACACAGAGCCTTGCGGCTCCGCTCTTGGAATGTCCAGTTTTAATTTCAGAAAAGTGCGTCAATCTTATCGTACTCGGCCTTAAGCCTCGTGTATTCCTGCGCTATGCACTGCCTCCTGAATCCGTTTTTGCAGGCTTTCCCCTCTTTCCAAAGGCGGTCAAGCTCCGCTTTCCGTTTCGTCAGTACCTCAATTCCGTTTCCTTTCTGTGCATCTCTCAAATCCCTTTCAAATCTTGTCATGCCTTTCTCCTCCGCTTTCTGTGTTTTCCCTTTCGGTAGTACACATATTCGCTCTTTCTGCGGATAATAGCAAGCGGATTTTGAACATATACTGTGCAAATATCTGCAGGAGAAATTGTGTAGTTTTCAATGGTTAGGGATGTGTTTCCCGTCCTCTATCCAGTCAACCAGGACGATGATCTCCCCTTCGGTTTCCATCCGTTCAAGCTCCGCCACATCGTCCATGTCCCAATTGACCGGGTACACCCCGCAGAATTCCACAATGCAGTCGATCTCGCCCGTCTCAATCCAGTCCCGGTTCAGGTTCCATGCGCCGCAGACCGTATCCACATGGCCGTGGCTGACATGGTTCTTATCAAGGATGCCCTCGATTTTCTTGATGGTTTCATCCTTGTAAAGGTCGGTGTCTTTCGGGACGGTGATGTAAAACATACATTTTGTTGCAGCCTCGCCCCGTTCCCTTCTTGCGTCAATCCACTCCTGGATGACCTCTGTCCTTTTTTCCATAGCTGTACGCTCCTTTGCCTTTATAATTTTCATCCCCTGCCGTAGCACCTGTGGATGGCTTCCAGAATCTGTTCCTGCTCCTTCCCGTCCACCCCGATGCTCTCCAGAGCCTCCCTGGTGCCGCAGTCCGGGCAGAGCGGCGTTCTGCCGTCCGCCCGCGAAACTGCCGGCCTCCCGTGGTAGGTCTGCCCGCATCGTGGGCAGACCGAAATCCTCGCAATATTATCTGTTTCTTTCATCGCTGTTTCCTCCTAAGTCCATATTCTCCTGCCGTGGGGCAAGCGCCTCCACCTTGCTGCGGAACATCCGGCCTGCGGATGCGCGGTAACGGCTGCCCCTGCTGTTCTGGAGCCAGAAATATTTCCCATCGAATCCCAGCACGGTGTAGTTGCCCGTGCAGCCGTTCTTCCGGTTGGTCACCATGAAGCAGGCGTCCCCGGTCTTCCACCCGCCCGGAAATTTCTCCCTGCTGTCGGCATACGCCCGTTCCAGAAATGCCTCGTCGAATCCGAAACTCTGGTAGCCCTGCCTGCAGGTCTCCATATAGAACCCGCTCGGAACCCCAAGCGGGCGGTCCTCATGCATGATGTAGACGAAAACCTTCCGCAGCCGCACCTTTCCGGTCTTAATCCCTTTAAGGGGCAGCTCCATCTCCTTTTTGTAGTAAAAGTGGGGGAAGCCCTCGTAGCGGTCAAGCGCCGCCTCATCCTCCTCCGTCACCGCCCATGCCGCCACGGGGACGCTTGCGCCCTCCTGTGGCTCGATGGTGAGGTAGGAGCCGGTCCTGCTGCCCTTGAACAGCAGACGGTAGCCCTCAATCACCGAAGTGCCGATAATCCTCGCCCCGGGGCAGCGCATCCGCATCTGCCGGATGTTTAAGTTTGAGCCGTAAGCAATGTAGTATCTTTTTTCCATCTTGAAATCCATCCTTTCCGAAGGGGGCACCCTTCTACCACCTTAAGACCGCCGGAGCGGTCCACTGCCGTTTCCGCGGCAGGCAAGGTGGCAGGAGGCTACCTCCCGCGTTCCCTTCAAGCGGCCCTTCCGTTTCGGAAGGATGCGTCCCCTGCAAGCCTCCTTGTGAGGATGTCCCTTGCGGTCTTGAATTCGTCCCCGATGAAGCCGAGCCGGAGGAGCCAGGTCCTCATGGCGTATTTGGGGTTCTCATGCTGCTGCGGCTTCGGGCTTGCGCTCTTCACTTCCTTCGCCATCTGGCTGAGCAGGAGGCAGAACTGGATGTACCCCTTGAGCTGCCCGGCGTGGAGGCCGTTCCGTTTCCCGCCTGCCGGGGCGTCGAACTGGAAGAGCCGGAACTCGACCGTGGCCTTCGTGAAGGTCGCGTGGTAGTTGAGCATATGGTACCGGCTGTCGTTATAGTGGGCGCTGCGGTTGTAGCCCGCGCCGTGGCTTGCGTACCAGATGTCCGCGAGGGCTGCCATGGTCTGCGGCTTCTTTTTGTTGAGCTGCTCCAGGAAGCGCGGGTCCACCGTGCGGCAGTAGCGGCTCATCCTGCCCCGGTCAAGGTCGAGGGCTTCCGCGATCAGGCCCTCGTGACCCGCCATGATGTTGGCGAGGTTTCTCAGGCTCTGCGGCGTGTGGCCCTTCGCGCCGATGTGGATGTGTACCCCGCAGCCCCTCCCCGCGTCGCTCTTCGCGCCGGCGTGCCGGAGCTGCCGGACAAGCTCCTGCAGGGTTTCAATGTCCGCGTAGGTGAGGACCGGCGTCACCAGCTCGCATTTTTCGCTGTCCGGCCCCGTGATGCTGACGTCCCTCTGGAATTTCCATTCCCTGCCGTCGGCGTCCCAGGCGCTCCAGGTGCAGTAGCCGTTCCGACCTGCTGTGTCTTTGTACCGCCCTGTTCCGAAAAAGTCTGCCGCGGCCTTCGCCGCCCTGCTCCTCGTGATGCCGTTCATCTCTATCTCCACCCCGATGGTCTGTTTCTTTGCTTCCGCTATCTGCCTTGCCATTTTTTCGTTCATCCCTTTTACCTCCGTTTTGTGTGTTTTCCCTTTCGGTAGTACACATATTCGCTCTAAAAGGGGATAATAGCAAGTCAATCACGGGCATAAAGTACACAAGGTTTGATGCCGTATTTTGTGTAGTTTATGGCTCCCGTCCGCTATATCTTGCGGACTTCGTCCTCGCCGTAGATCACATGGAGGCGCGAGCCGTTGTTCCAGCGGACCATCAAAGAAGTCGTGTCGTCCACACCTTCCACCACGCCCTCCGTCCCGGCTGGCGGGGCCTGTTCATCTTCCATCCTGACCAAAGCCACCCGCGTCCCCGCAGGGTATTCCCTGCGGACGCGCTCCACAACCTCCCTACTCGGAAATTTCATCATCTGCCGCCCCCTTCCTTGCCCCGCTCTTGAAGCTGCCGTTGCCGGAAAGGTTCTTCAGCAGGACCTTCCGCTCGCCCTTGTACTCTTCCCCGATGAAGCCGAGCCGGAGCAGGAAGCACCGGAAGGCGTATTTCTCGTTATCCGCAGGACGCTCCTTCGCCGTGACGCGCTTCTGCTTCCGCGCCATGTCGCAGAGGGCGGTGATGAAGTGCGTGTATGCCTTCGCCGCATCCCCGTCCTGTCCGTCCGCGAACCAGGGGAAGGAGACCTTCTCCGCGTCCGCCTCCACCGGGAGGCTCTCCACCGCCAGCGCCTTTTTGATCAGGGCGGCCTTGGCGTCCACCAGCCTGTGCAGGTTCTCCAGGGCTGCGTCCGTGAAGGACTCCCTCGGCAGCGACACCGTAAGCCCGATGCCCTCCTGCGGTTCTGCCTGAGCAGTTTCCCCGCCTGCCGCCTCCGGCGTATCCATGGCCGGTTCCTCTGCGGATTCTTCCGGTTCCGGCGCATCTGCAGCCGCTTCCTCCGCCTCTGCGGTTTCCTGCGGCTCCGCCGCTTCTTCTGTGGAATCCTCCGGCTCCGCCTGCGCCTCTGCGGTCTCTTCCGGCTCTGCCGTGAAACCTGCCTGCGCCAGCCCTGCCAGGACTTTTTCCACCAGTTCCCCGCTGCTGCGTTCATCCCAGGCCAGCGCCCCTTCTTTGCTGACCGTGAAGTTGCTGATTGCGTATGCGCAGGTCGGCATCCTCATGTAGACCGCCTTCATCCCGACAATCCCGGAAATGACCTTTACCATCTCTTTCCTGCGTTCCCCTGTTGCGTTGAATCTTCTTTCCATGCTGTTTGCCCTCCTTTTTTTGTGGTACTACATTAATCACTCAAAGTGGTAAAAATAGCAAGGGAAACCGCAGGAAAAATGTCACAATAAAAAGTCCGGGAACTGGGCGTAGTACACAATGCCCGCAAGCACGAAATATGCGTTCGGCAGCGCGATGCCGTTTCCCCACATTTTGTATTCGGCACTATCCGAGTGGGGGTCTTTCAGCCATTTCACTATCTGCCTGTCGGTCTTCGGCTTTTTGGAAGTCCCCATGATCTTCCGGTGGGCCTCGAACACCTCCCGCCAGAACGCCAGCTCATCCTCTGTGGGGTCCTCCGTGCCAAGGCCGTCACACCACCAGTCCGGGAAGCCCTGGAGCCTCGCGCATTCCGTTGGCGTCAGCCTCCTCACGATGTAGTCCGGCTCCGCCTTCACATCGTTGATGACGGGCGGGTCCTTATAATCAGTAGCCACCAGCGTGTTCGCCAGCTCCTTCTCCGCCCGCGTGAAATGGGAATTCTTGCTGGTGCAGTAGATCGGCTGCGCCACGGCGTGCCGGTCCGTTGCATCCAGCGTGAAAGAGACATCCTCATTGATGCCGCTGCCCTGCGGCCCATTCTTATCATCCCGCCCGATCATGGAACCCTGCAGGACGAAGGTCTGCATCTGCATATTCCGGGTCGCCATCAATGCCCCGGACTTCCCATGCAGGTCGATGACCTCGTCCCTCTGGCTGATGTGGAACGCCGACATCCCCTCCGGCTCCACCACGGCGATCCCGCCCTGATTGCAGGATGGATTCCCGCCGTTTGCGTCCAGCGTCCGGGAGGTTGCCGCCTCATAAAATCCGCTGTGCGGGTTATCCGACTTCATGGCGTTGCTGTCTTTGGAGCAGATGCCGTAAGCCTGCACAGGCACGAACACCGTCTGGTCGTTATTGCATGAGAGGGTCGCCGATCTATCCTCCTGGACTAAAATGCCTTTGCCCCCGCCGGATTTTCCAGCCCTCACCTTCATGGTCTTGGGTGTGTCCGGCTCCGCCACGAACGGCTGGTTGTTCCCGCCCATGCCGTAGGTGGCGCTGACCGTGGGTGCGGTCTCCAGCGGCCCCGTGTAGCGCGTGTCCTGCGAATGGTTCTCAAACATTACCGCCGCAGGCACCGTCCCGGCACGGAGCGTGGGCGAGGTTTCCTCTTCATAGCCGATGCCCCGCGCCTGTGCGGAATGCTCCGTGCAGAACCCCGCCGCATCCAGGACACACGGCGGATGGTGCGCCTCCGCCCGCAGGGTGCAGGCCATGTCCTCCATCACATCCATCCTCTGACCGCCCTGGTCGCAGAGGCAGGTCACTCCCCGGATGCCGCCTGCCGCTCCAGCGCCTTCCTCAGTATGGCGGGCAGCTCCTTGCCACGCGCGGAAGCCCTCCGCAGAATACCCAGACACGCCTTCGGACTCAAATAATATTTTTCCGGCACCCCACCCTGCAAAATCCCCGACAAGGTAGATGCGTTTCCTTCGCTGGGGGACTCCCCACAGCTGCGCGTCGATCTGCCTGAAGGCCACGGAATATCCGTCACCCACGATCTCCCCCGCGTTTGGCCATTTCCCCTTCGGAGGTCCAGGAACAGAAACGCCCTCATCCCTGACAGAGCAGATCTCTTCGAGGACGCAGCGGAAGTCCTCTCCTTTGTTGGATGAGAAGGCACCGGGGACGTTCTCCCACACGATGAACCTTGGATATTTTCCATCTGTCGCACACCTCATTTCCTTTATGATCCTTACCGCCTCGTAGAACAGGCTGGACTGTTTCCCTCCCAGCCCCGCCCGCTTTCCCGCCACCGACATGTCGGTGCAGGGCGAGCCGAAGGTGATGATGTCCACCGGCTCTATCCCATCCCCGTGTATGCCGTTGATATCGCCCAGGTGCTTCACAAACGGCAGCCGCTTCGTGGTCACCCGGATGGGGAACGGCTCTATTTCCGAAGCCCAGACCGGGCGTACCCCGGCAAGCAGGCCGGCGAGCAGAAAACCCCCGGAGCCGTCAAACAGGCTACCGAGGGTCAGTTTCGTTTCTGTATTCGCATTATCCATCCGCACCGCCCCCATCTTCCAGATCATCATAGGAGATGCCCGTCAGTTCCGTCAGCACGTCTTCGCAGGACGCCACTGCCGCATCCCATCCCCGGTCAAACTGCTCCGAGGCGTCACAGCCGCCAAGGGCGTGTATCCTGCGGAATATTTCAATCATCAGTGTTCTGTCCATCTGTTTCCACCTCCTTCACCAGCGCGGAGTACGGGATCTTCTCCCCGCCCCGCTCCACATACACATTTTCCGAGTCCTCGGTATCCTCCACATACCTCCGCAGGATGACGGACGCATACTTCTCATCCAGTTCCATCATGCAGCAGATGCGGTTTGTCTGCTCACACGCCATCATCGTGGAACCGCTGCCGCCGAAAGTGTCCAGCACGATGGCGTTCTCCTGGGAGGAATTGCGGATGGGGTAGCCGAGCAGGTCGAGCGGCTTGGAGGTCGGGTGGTTCTTGTTCCGCTTCGGTTTGTCGTAGTTCCAGATGGTGGTCTGCTTCCGGTCGGAATACCACGGGTGCTTCCCGTTCTTCAGAAAGCCGTACAGCACAGGCTCATGCTGCCACTGGTAATCCGAGCGCCCAAGCACGAGGGAATTCTTCACCCAGATGCACACCCCGGCAAGGTGGAACCCCGCGTCCACAAATGCTTTCCTGAAATTCAGCCCCTCCGTGTCCGCATGGAACACATAAGCCGCACCGCCTTTTTCCAGGTGTGCCGCCATCTGTGAAAATGAATTGTACAGAAAAGTGTAAAACTCCCCGTTCTCCATGCTGTCATTCTGGATGGAAAGCCCGCTGCCGCTCCTGAATGCGACGTTATACGGCGGGTCCGTCACGATGAGGTTTGCTTTCTTCCCGTCCATGAGCGCCGCCACGTCCTCAGCGCTGGTGGCATCGCCGCACACCAGTCTGTGCCTTCCCACCGTCCAGATGTCGCCCCGCTCCACGAACGCCGCTTTCTCTAGCGCGGCGGAAAGGTCGAAGCCATCATCCTTCACATCCTTCTCCTCGTCCCCGGCAAAAAGGTCGGCAAGCTCATCCTCGCCGAAGCCCGTCAGGGATACATCGAAATCCGCCCCCTGCAGACTTTCAATCTCAATGCGGAGCAGCTCCTCATCCCATCCTGCATCCAAAGCCATGCGGTTGTCTGCGAGGATGTAGGCTTTCTTCTGCGCCTCCGTCAGATAATCCACAAACACACACGGCACTTCCTCCATGCCTTCCTCTTTCGCGGCGGCAATCCTGCCATGCCCCGCGATGACATTGAACTCCCGGTCGATGATGACCGGATTGATGAAGCCGAACTCCCGCAGAGACGAGCGAAGCTTCGTGAGCTGTTCCGGCGAATGAGTCCGCGCATTATTCACATATGGTATTAATTTCCCAACAGCCACAAGCTGCATATCAGTCGTCGTATTCATTAAAACCTCCATTTCACAGCAGACAGCGTTACTTAAATACACACCCTCCGATTAAAAAGAGCATGAAAAAACCGCCCCATAGGACGGTTTCAAAAATAATCAGTTAAAATATTTTCTATGATATTTCGTTTATTGTTTCGACATAAACTATATAGGATGGATGGCTTTTATCCTGCCGTTCAAGATACATATTTTTCTTGTATTTATATCTTTCCCGGACTTCATCCCAATGCCTTTTGGACTTAATGGCATCAGCTTTTTTCCGGATATGATGGACGGCTGGTGCTCCCCCCCCAATGATAATTGTTAGATCGCTTATCATGGATCAGCCTATAATAAGTCCCATCTTCATCCTTGGCCAATATGGCAAGGTCAAAGCTAAAAACCACTTGTGACAGAATACTGGGAGTATACATCAATGCAGTTATAACAGATGTTGAATCCTTCCCATCGGAGAACCTGCCTCCCCTTACAACACGGCTCCTGCTTCTCCTTAGTATCAGATTCAAAGAATCCCTTACCCTGTTTTTAAGGCATTGGGGGTTATTCCAATATTCCTCCGGCATCCTTATGACCATCAGATTGTAATCCAAGTCAAATGGGGCATTCCCATTCCGCATAACAAGTTTCCGTGCATCGCTTCCGCTGCCTACAAGGAAAAACTGAGTAACTATGCCATATTCCTCATTCAGATAATCCCGCAGTTCTGTAAGCATCTGTGAACACTCACTACGGTATGGCTTGACTTCCTTCTCACTCACATATTCGTATGCCATTCTTTTTCTCCCATCTGCCCACGCCTCCATTTAACGCTCTTTTGTCGCTAAATCATTATAGTATGGCAGAGAACGCCTACTCTGTCAATCTTCTTTTTGTACATTTTATAATTTTTTCTGTATACCTCCCAATTTTCAAACATCCCTACATGCCTTTCCTCGCGCGGAGCAGGCGCTCCATCACGTCATCCTGGGGCGTGTTCCCCGAAAACTCCACCGAGCAGTTCTCCTTCACGATCTGGTAAATCTGCATCCAGCAGTAGTTGGTCTGCTTCATATAGGACTGGCTCATGGAAACATAGGGGGAGGCGATGGCGGCTCCCGTGGTCGGGTGCTTCGCCAGAAATCCAGTGGAGGAAACAATCTCCTCACACTGAATCCACCGGGACACGCTCATGGCGTACTGCTCCACCATCTGCACGGTGACCAGCTTCTCACAGCCCCTCGCCTTCAGCCAGGCATACGTCTCGTTATACACTTCCTCCGCCACCAGCTCCCGCCCGCTTTTCTGCGGGGACTTTAGGAAGTCCTTCACGGGCGGCACATCCACGCCCTCCAGCTCGGCCGGTTCCATCAGCACCTCCGCCGTTTTCCCCTCGCTGATCTTCTCCGTGAGGGCCTTGGGCTTGCGCCCCGCCCCTAGCCTTGCGCCGCCACGCCCACTGCCGTCTTTTGCCACCGTTTCCACCCCGTTTCTTTGATTTTCTTTGAAAAAATGCTGCGGAAATCAAACGCCGCAGCGCCTTAAAAGCCTTTATTTTACGGAAAATCCTGCAGGGGCAATCCCCCGTTTGATTTCCGGTTTTTATGCGTGACACCCCACGCCCGTTCCCCGGCGGGTCCCTTGTGGAGATTTCGACCGCCCCTCCCGGCTGGCAGAAATCCCCACAAGGAACCCGCACACGGTACATTAACGCTTATTCCACCGGTCACCGCGCTCCGCATGAATCCTCGCATGGCAGGACTGGCACAGCGACACGAGGTTCGCCTCGTCATGCGTCCCGCCCTCTGCCAATGGCAGCCTGTGGTGTACTTCCTCCACCGGCCGCAGCAGCCCCTTCTTCCGGCACTCCTCACAGAACGGGTGCTTTGCGGCGTAACGGTCACGGATTCGTTTCCACGCCCTGCCATACCTACGGCGTACAGCCGGGTCACGGTCGTACTTCTCGTAGCGGCGGTTCTCCTGCTTCCCATGCTCCTCACAGAACCGCCCCTCCGTCAGCCTGGGACAGCCAGGGAAGGAACACGGCCCCTTCGGTTTCCTTGGCATCTGCCTCACCTCCTCACGGCATAAAGAAAGCCCCTGCAGGATTCCGATGCTCCCGCGAAGGCCCTCTTGACATTTTTACCCTATCAGCATACCACGCCGAAACGGATAAATCATCTCACAAAGTGGACATTATGGTTTCCCGAACAGCAGGGTGGTCAGCTTTGCCAGCGCCCGGTTCTTCCTCCGGTATGCGGACGCCCGCTCAATCCCAAAGTAGTCCGCCACGTCATCCGCCGCGCTGCTGCCGTATTCGTTGTCCTCACTGTAGAACGCATCCAGCACATAGCGGTCGTCCTCCGAAAGCTCCTCCCATGCCGGGCCGAACCACGCCATGTATTCCATTGCCTGCCGGTACCGCTCCCGCAGGACGCTGATCTCATCCATGCCCTCCGCCATCCTGTCCTCCGCGGCATGGGGATTGTGTGCGTGTGGCACCCCGTCAAACTGCGGGCTACTGATCCCGCCCATTTTTTCATATGCTACCTTTATCTCATCGTCCGTGTGTTCAATGATGAACTTCATACTGCCGTAATCCTTCACCGCGTCTGCCGCCGCCGACTTCTTATCCAGGTACTTCCATGCGATTCCCATAATCTGATACCTCCAATAGAAAATTTTAACTGTTCCCGGATTGTCACTTGTTTTCATCATTTGGCTCAGATTGTCATTGATTGGCTTTTATTTCCAGGTCTGCTTTCACCGCATCGATCAGCGCGGCCTGCGTGGTATCTTTTTCAGAAAGGGCTTTCATGATCCGCTCATCTATGGTGCCTTCCGTGATGATGTGCTGCACCACCACCGTTTCCGATTGCTGCCCCTGCCGCCACAGCCTCGCCACCGTCTGCTGGTATAATTCCAGCGACCAGGTAAGGCCGAACCACACAAGGGTATTCCCACCGCTTTGGAGATTCAGGCCGTGTCCTGCGGATGCCGGATGAATCAATGCCACCGGGATTTCCCCGGCGTTCCACTTCCGGATACTGCCGTCCGTGTCCAGCCTGGCATACGGGATTTTCAGCTTCTGGAGCCGTTCCGTGATACGCTCCAGGTCATGCCGGAACCAGTAGGCAACAAGCACCGGCCTGCCGTATGC